CAGTATTTCGGGTCAGAGCGAAAGCTCGATGACAACCAAGAAGCTTGGAGATAAAAACCTGTAAAGGCTTCAAAAGAAAATACTTATAACAAGGACCTTTACTAATCACCCTAATCTTCAAAGATTCGGCGAGAGCTACAAGCTTCACGTCAAACTTCTGAGAGACCGTACGGGAACGTACCTGTTCGTAACAACGTCGATAAGAGTCTTTGAAAACAGACTTAAACTGAGGTCGAAGGCGCAACGGGGTAGACCCATTTTCACTATCATCCATACATTCATAACCATTCACACCACACCGCTCTGACATAATCTTCTCATCAATCTCAACAGAATTCTGATAGACCAACGAGGAGTAGCCAACCTTGGCAAGCTCCTGACGGTCAATATCAAGAAAATCCTCAGGGTCCAACTCCATAACACCATCAAGATCAGCAGCAGGGGCTGGAGCAAGAAAGCCATCTCGGACGAGACAGCCGAGAGTTCCAAGCTCCTCACGCTTAGCCTGAAAGCAGGCCTTGATAGAGGGTGCACAGGGTCGATGAAGATCCTTCTCTGTAAAACGGACCACCTTGCCATCGACCGAAAAGATTTCACGGACGGTACGTCGACACTCCTCGAGGAGCTCACCGAAGGTTGCAGGGCAATCAGGAATAGAGGGAAGAGGTTGAGAAGTGGTGAGAGCCTCCTCAGTCTTCAAAATGGCAGCTTTGAGCTCGGAATCAAGAGCTCGGGGCATACCTTTCTTCAAGTAGTTGACACCGGTCGCGAAAGAAAGACCATGAGGGCTACGAAGAACCTTCTGCATGAACCTACCAGCAGTACTGCCAAGAATGTGGGCAGGGTGGTCAGGAACAGGGAAGGGAGCTTTAGGAAGCTCAGTATGAAGATAATGAGAGAAGTAGGCAGCAAACTTGTACTTAAGAAATTTCATCCATCCACAGTAGGCTGAGCATCGTTGCCAGTGCTGTAGAGTAGAAGAAGAATCAAAACCACTGAGGTCGAAACCAAAGGGAACAAGATACTTTAAGACTATAGGAAGGGCGAGGGCGAGTTGTGCACAATCGTCTGCAGAGCAGACTTTTGGAGGACACTCTACCATCGTGCCAAGAATTCTTGAGTCTTGAGGACAACCTTTCTTATCACTTTCGCTCGAGAGATCTCCAC